CCCAGTCCCTGCGGCATGAGCGGAGCGAATCTTAACACTGAATTGAGCTGACAACGTGGGTGAGTGAGTTCCCCCACTCGGGGGGTTAGGGGGGTGGGGAAGGGCGAAAGAGGCGCGGACGTAGGAGTACCGACAAACAATAAGGGAGGTACCCCGACTGCCTTATAAAACGCCCAGGAATCTGATATGGCTTCCCCTTATAATTGTGGATAGTTTGCGCGTACTGCTGTTATGGCATCCAACCTTGTTCGGTATGATCCTTCGGTTGTTCGGTCGTCTGCTCACCGCCTTGGTGGAGTCGGCAAGGTTTTGGGGCCTGCATTTTCTGCTATTGGGGCAGTGGCTGATTATGCTGATGGGCGATCGCAGGGTGAGGATCGTACCCGTGCTGCCGTGGGTGCTGCTGGCTCTGGCCTTGGGGGTTGGGTTGGGGCTGGTCAAGGATTTTCCGGTGGTGTTGCCCTGGGTGCGCTTACTGGTCCCGCTGCTCCGATTGCTTCTCCCGTTCTCGGGCTTGCTGGGGCGGTTGGTGGCGGTTTTATTGGATCGGGTGCCGGGGGTTGGGTTGCCGATCGGGTTGATGGCTTGATCCGTGGTGATCGCTCGGGGTCCAGGGCTGTGGGTTCTGTTGGGGGTGGAACGATGGATAGATCGGGGCTTGATCGAGATGCGCTTTTGTACGGGGCATTGCCAGGGGTTGCCTTAACGGGTGCTGGGCTGCTGGCTACTCGGGGTAAGGGTGGGGCGGCGATCGCGCGTGCAGCTAAACCGCTATCTAGGGCGCTAGGACAGTTCCGGACCACTAACCTGGCGGGGGTGGGCAAGTATAATCCGGCGATGTCACGGCTCTTTGGCAATGCAGCAACGGGTGAAAGGGGATTGGTCCAGCTTGGGGCCGAAGCAGTGCGATCGCGGGCTCGGGATATAGCTCAGGGGGGTCCTTTCAGCGGCCAGGAAAAGGTTGCAATTGGGGCAATTGGCGTCGCTGCTGGTGGCGGTTTAATGGCGGTCCAGTCGCAGAAGAACTCCCAGGACTTTAGGCTGCGACAGACTCGGGCTTTAGCTCAGATCGCAATGGCCTCGAATCCGACCGCGTATGAAGTTGATGATGCTGACTTTGAATCTGGTGGTGGTCGCATGAATCGCAGCCCTCGGTCTAGTTCTAGTTCCCGGTCGTCCTCAACTCGGAACAACCAGGCGACTCCCCGTGCAGCCTCCGTTCGGGGCAGTGGTTCCGGCGGCGGTTCTACTCGTGCTGCAGGTGCTAGTCCTGCCGGTGCGATTCGGGTTGCTGAAATTAATCAAGAGGGGGCGATCGCTCGTCAGAAGATTCAGAGCGCGGGTCAAGTCCGGGTCGCTGACCTAACCACGGGGCGTAATCTGGAAGGTCGTAGATATGAGGCCGATAGGCGGCTGGATGGTCAGAAGATTCAGAGCGCGGGTCAAGTCCGGGTCGCTGACCTAACCACGGGGCGTAATCTGGAAGGTCGTAGATATGAGGCCGATAGGCGGCTGGATGGTCAGAAGATTCAGAGCGCGGGTCAAGTCCGGGTCGCTGACCTAACCACGGGGCGTAATCTGGAAGGTCGTAGATATGAGGCCGATACCAAGCAGGCGATCGCTGGGATAGAAACGGCTGGGAAAGTAAGGGCGGCGGAGCTAGATAGTTCTGCTCGGGTTAATGCGGCTCGGTCGGCCATGGCGGGTCAGATTGGAGCGGCAGCGGCGGGTGCAAAATTGGCAGCTCCCCCTAAGACTTGGGAAGAAGCGGCTATCCGTTCGGCATCTCCCACCCAAATTGCCTATGAGGCCAACCGTAGACAGCAGCAGCAAGAGCGCGATCGTTCCGCTGCCCAGCTTTCAGCTAGTTGGCAGTCTGGTCAGGCTCAACGGGATTCGTTCAATGCGAGTGGTCGGCAGCAACAACAGGCCCTTAATCTTGCTCGGGCTAAAGGGATGGCCGATGCTGCTGCTAAGTCTGCGGCAGAAAAAGAGAAGACTCACCGGGAGTGGTTGCTGAGGAGCTTGGGACTGTGAAGTTAAAGAAATTGGTGTCAATGACCCTGGATGATAGGGAGCAGATCCGGAAGGTAGCGATCGCCTTATTGGAACTGGAGCGTCGGCGGGCGGCTGTTCGGCGTAAGACCCCCTTGGTATCCTTCGCCTTTATTGTTCGTTTGGCGGTCATTCTTGTTCCCCGCATTGTGGAGAATAGATTTCAGGCGCTTTCCCGGCGTTCTGAGACATTCCTGAAAGGCCTAAAACATCGTAGGAGATTTTGATCGTGAGTTCATTTACTGGCTCCTCACGGGGCGGCATTTTTAGTCAACAGGAAATCGATAACACGCAACTCCAACTCAAGCTGCAGGAGCAGCAATTGAAGAACGCGCTGGCCAAGACTAAGGAGGTAGGCTCCGGTGGTTCGGGTGCTGTGGATATGGAGGCTCTAGCTCGGGCGATCGCCGCTGCAAAGGGGGCTAGTGCTTCTGCTGGGGGCTCTGGTGGGGGCTCTGATGGGGCTAGCGACACTCAGCGATTTGAATGGCAACGCACTCTGCAAAGTGACAAGGCAGGTCAACAGAAGGACGCGGCAGCACAGGCAGCAGACTTGGAGGCGGAGCGTCGGCGGGCGGCAGCAGCTCTTGCCCTTTCGCGAGTATCGGCTTTCCGTTGATTCCCTGGTGATTTTAAGTACAGTACAACAGTACAATCGTTCGTATCTAGTGAGGTGATCACGTGGCTAACGTATATGTTGATAATGTAGTTCCGGCCATCATGGGCATGTTGGACTTGGCACGCCAGCGCCCTGCCTACGTGGCCTCGCTTGCAACCCAGCCAACCCAGGCTCATGATTTTCGGGCTGGTGACGGTGATGAAGTCGAGGTTTATCGAGATCGGTGGATTGGTGAGGTGGGCTTGACCAAGGGGGCTCGCGAGGTTACCGAAACCCAGCCGATTGGGCGTCCTGCGACTACCCCTCTAACCAAGAGCACGGTGAAGCTTCGTCTGAAAGAGTATATGGGGCCGGTCAATGGTGATAGTTTGGCTGCTCCTATTGTCGTGACCCGTCGGCAGATGGCTTTTGGGCGGCGTAACCTTTGGGAGGGCAATCTACCTGCCTTTACCCAGGCCGTTGGATCGCAGACTCTAGCTGACGATTATCAGCGGTGGTGGGATCGGGCTATGGTTATTTCCGAGTTACAGCGGACTACCGTTGTTCGGAATCCTGGCGGTGTTGCCGATGGTGCAACCACTACGGGCTCCAAGTTTTCTTTAACCGACTTGCTGCGGGTTAGGAATACGCTAGCGATCAACAATACGCCTCGGTATCAGGACGGTTATTATCACTCCCTTTGCAATGATCTGTTCCTGACTCACTTGCAGGAAGATTCTGATTTTAAAGCCGACCAACGGGCTGTGATTACCGGCCAATTTTTTGAGGGTTCTCAGGGCGAGTCTGTCACTTTCACCGGCACCCAACCGGCGATCACGACACCGAGTGGATTGCCCATGTTTGTTCCACCTCAACCCTTGGTTTATCAGGGCTTTTTGTTCTGGGCGACTAACAACCTGCCCAATAAAGTTGTCAATTCGCTCTCTACAAACCTGGCTTACTTCTTCGGTCCTGGCTCAATTTTGCAGGCCACGGGTGGCGCTGCAGGCCAAGTCCAGGTTCGGGTGCATGAAGACACGGATTATCAGCGTTTGTTTGCTTATATTTGGGCGACTTACTCTGCTACTCAGAATCCGATTAGTCCTGCTGGGGATAATCAAGAGGGATGTGTGGTTGAAGGTCGTTCAATGGCCTCCTAGTTTGTTGGCTGTTGTTTGCGTTTAGCTGTTTGTTCTTTAGTTTTGAAGGATCTAGGCGATGCCAGTTAGCAATACTTTTCCGCATAATTTTCGTGAAGAGGGCGGAACTCTTGGGACTGATGGGATGCTGTATCAGCGCCTTACGGGCGTCGCTCAGATTTCAGCCACTCCCTCCGGGTCTACGGCGGGGTTAGCACTGCTGAATTCCCTTGGATTGCCATTGGCTCTCCCGGCTGTGTCAGCTATCTCTGACATCAAGTTCCGCTACATCAACCGAGCGGGTAACCCCTTGGTCTTGTCCGGTTCTGGGGTCATTAAGATTGCTACGGCGGCTAACGCTGACGCTACCTCTACTAGTGTCCCTGCTGCTGTTGGGCGTAATGAAGCAACCCAGGCGGCTCTCGCGGCAGCTACCAGCTTTGCCGTTGACACCGTGGGCTACTCGGCCATCCCCTTGGGCGGCTTTGTTGCTAATGCGGCGAGTACCCCCTTGCTGTTGTTTGCTCGGGATGCGGCGGCGGCAGGTACAACTAACCGTGACTTATCTTGTGCTGATGGCCTGGGATTGGTCGCTGTTGAGCTGTATTGCATCACCCGATTGACTGCGGCCCGCTTTGACGGCTATACGCTTAGCGAGGCGATGCTTACTGCTCTCACGCCTGTGATCACTCAATAGGTCACTTTATGAAGATCCGAATTAAACGGACTGGCCACATTGTTACTGCATTTCCTTCCGTGGATGGGGCTGTTTACTACAGTGCTTTGGGAATGTTTTGCCCTGCTGAGGTTGAGGAGTTTATAGAGCCGTCTGAAGACCAGTCAGATCCCCCGGAAACTCCCCCGGAAACTCCCCCGGAAACTCCCCCGGAAACTCCCCCGGAAACTCCCCCGGAAGACCCGCCGAAGCCATCCACCCCACTCAAGAAATCTAGGCGCTAATGGCCATGCTCAGCACCGCTGATCAAGAGCGGGTCCGGTTCCACTGCTGTATTAACGAGGCGATCTATGACGGCGATCGCCTTATTGTTTCCGAGCGGCTTGGGTTGAATTACTCCGAGTTGTTCTTGTCCAAGATCCGGGAAAACTTGGATGCTTGTGATAGCGCCTACAGCGCACTCTTGGAGCTGACCACGGTAGCGAAGCAGCAGCTCGTTTCTGGGGACGTGAATCGATCGATTGTGGACTTTGAGGCTAACCGCAAGGTTTCGCGCAAGCGCTACGAGGCCCTGTGTGACCTGGTAGCTGAATCGCTTGGAATTCCCAACTATCGCAGTCCTGGAGCACCTTTTAAATGGCGCTCCTCTGACTCTACTTACCTTACCCGACTGGCTACCCCTGATGGAACGTCCGTTGGGGCTCGACTTTATCTATCGGACCACTACAGCTAATGGCCCCTAACGTTGAACCAATCTTTCTCCGCTCTCCATTCTTGGCGATCGCCACCTTGACTGATCAAGTAGTTGCTCGGGTTCCGGCCTCTGCCGTGCCTGTCACGCTATTGACCGCTGGTGACAATGGTGCTCTGATTACCGATCTTTGGGCTCAAGCCACAGGTACCATTTCTGCCAATCGGATCAGTTTTTACCTGTCTTCCCCTGCTGGCTGGCTGTATTTGTTTGATGGTGCGATCGCCTCGGTTACTAGCTCGGCTAATACCGCGATTGCCATGCAGCCTATCACGCTGCCCAGGATACTCTCACCGGCTGTTACCGCGTCGGTGGACAAAAAACAGGGGCTGATGCTTCCGGCTGCAGCCGTGCTTGGGGTTGGGATTGAGACTGCGACTGCGGTGCCGATCAATATTGTTGCCCAGGGCGGGAATTACTAGTGGGTACCCGTCGCCCCCCAACTTACAGAGATCCGCGCAAACCACCCAAGGGCGATCGCGGTGGTCGTGATCACGGGCAACCCGTGGTATACCGGGGGCATCAAGTGGCGGGGGACTACAAAACTAGCTGGGAGCGTTACCAGGCGGGGCTTTCAATTGTTGGCAACCTTCGCAGACCCGCGACCGGTGGGTATCAACAGCCTACTGAGCGAGCCAGTCTGGGCTACTGGGAGCAAGGAATTGTCAGCCTGTATTGCCCGGATAGTAGTGGCGGTTATGGCCAGATCCTTAACTGGGATGCAGCTCCAGACCGATGGACACTTGAGCTTCGTGGGGCGTCCGCTCCTGTTACGGCTTGGCAATGGACGGGTGAGCCAACCTGTAGTATTAGTGGCGGCGAGCTGGTACCTGTGGTTACCTCTGATTACCCTGATGCGGGTGTAGTCGAGATAGCGTTTGACGTGGATGCGATCGCCTCTAGTTGGTCGTTTAGCGAATCGTCTGGGTATGGCATGACGTGGCTGTATGCTCGGTTGCTCTCGCTTCAGCCGACGACTAAATTCTTGGTCCTGGAGGTCAAACCATGAAAACGGCTGCTCTCACTGCGGTTTATAACTGTGAGCAATATGTGATTCAGTCCCTGTGTGCGTCTGGGGATTTTGATGAGGTGATGGTCTGGGATGACTGCTCTACTGATCTCAGCCATGGACTGGTTCAGGAATACGCCCGCTTAACCGAGGGCGATATTAGGCGTCCGCGCATTCGATTGGAGCGATCGCACTCTCACCTAGGCCAAACCGTCACCAAGCTGGCCATGGTGTCCGCGATCGACGCTGATGCGATTTGCTTTACCGATGCCGATGATTGGCGGCTACCCAATACCCTGGCCCATCAAATCAAGGTGTTGGAGGCTGGTGCAGACGTCGCGATCGCCCCTGTGCTGCGGGATAGTAATCACACCTTGATCCAGTCCCCTGCGAATCCTTGGGCCATGATCTACCAGGCCAGTTTTGCGTCTATTGGTCTACTGTTTCGCACGTCTGCTGTACTGAACATCATGGCTGAATGGTTTGATAAGCGTCACCCTCCTCTTGAGGGCGCGATTGAATTACAGCTCCTGACCGAGCTACTGTTGAAGGGTGCGGTCTTCGCCTGGTCGCCTTCCCCGGTTGCTGTATGTCGCGATCGCTGGTCTCCTAATCAAGCTCATCTTCGCTCTGGTCCGGTGCGTCAGTTGTGCCGTCAGCGACTGCTAGCTTGTGCGCCTGATAGTGTTCGGCATTATCTTTTAGCGCTTGACCCTGCCCCCCAACAGAAGCGGAATAGCGATCGCCTCAACAAGCGCGGCTAATCTGCCCCCCCCAACAATCGCTATGCTCTCTCTTCCCTTGGTTGGCTCCTACCCATTCTGCAATTGCCCAGACTTCACCGGCAGGCAGGACGCGATCGCACTCAGCGATTACATTTCTCTTTCCTACGATCGCGAATGGCAAGCTGCTAACTTTGGACCTCGGCCTACGGGAACATGTAAGCATTGCTACGCGTTGCGTTCGTTTCTAGGTCAAGCTCAAGGTCCTGTAAATGATCCTCGCGTGGTGCCCAAGTCTTCTAACTTCTTGTCTTAAATAAAAGGTTTTTTAGTGATCGCTTTTAGAATTGCTCAACATTTATCGAAGCCCGCAGGGCGGGGGCGACAGTAAATTTTAGGGAAAAACAGTCAACCTGTAACTGGAGCCCCCAGTCCCTGCGGCATGAGCGGAGCGAATCTTAACACTGAATTGAGCTGACAACGTGGGTGAGTGAGTTCCCCCACTCGGGGGGTTAGGGGGGTGGGGAAGGGCGAAAGAGGCGCGGACGTAGGAGCACCGACAAACAATAAGGGAGGTACCCCGACTGCCTTATAAAACGCCCAGGAATCTCTTGTTATGGCATCCGGGATTATTGCGGGTTATTGTGGACTGTGTTCAGTGTATATGAGTTTTTATGGCCCGCCGATTTGCAGTAGACCAACTCATGCAGTCCATGCCACGTGAGGACTATCTCGCGTTTGAGGAGCTTTGCATGGTTCCTGGGTTGCCTTGCTTCAAGGATTTACACTTGTGGTTGGAATCCAGGGGCTACCATACTACTGAAGAGGCGGTCAGTCGCTGGTACCACGCTAACCGCGATCGCTATGCCACGGTAAGCCCGAGGCTAGCTTTATGGCGGACTCTTACCCTGGCCGACGGTCGGCGCGATCGCCTGAATCAGTTTCTCGGGGATAATTGGGAGACTCTGGAACAGTCCCTAGCGGCTGCTGTAGCGACTAGTGGCGGAGCATTAAAGGTACTTGAGTTAATGGCCACGGTTGACCTAGGGGTGCGCGTTGCTGCTGCCCAGCTTAATAATCTGGAGGTGCGACTTGAGCAGAAGGAAATTATTGAGGCCACGATTGCCCAGGTGTTTCGGTATATTGATTTGGAGTTACAGGGCCAGGGCTTGGATGCTTTGCGGCGTGAAGGTTTGGAAGCGTTAGAGGGTGCGATCGCGACCCGCATTGCCAGTGAGAACAGGTTCTGATGCCACTGTTGACTGTCCGGAAGTTCAGCCATCAAGCCAAGGCACGTAAGGCTAAGAGGATTAGTCAGTCTGGTGGCGATCGCCAGGACTTTTCTGCTCAGCGAAATTCGTTAGAAGCGTTCTGGCTGCACGTTTTAGGTGAGAGCAAAGCTCCTCAGCCTCACCATTTGGACTGGATTTCACTGATCGAAACAGGTGAGGATTCTGATGCGTTGGCCATGGTGGCCGGTCCCAACCTGGAGATTCGAGGCCCACGGGATAGCGCTAAGTCCACGTTTGCCGTGGTGGCCTGCGCCTGGATCATTGGCTGGAACCCTGGTATTCGGATTCTCTACGTCTCTGCAACTGATGCTGTGGCCCTGGAGCAATCCCGTAAGATCAAGCGGATGCTGTCTTCTCCTCGGTACCGTGAGGTTTTCCCTTGGATTCAGCCCGGTGAACGATGGGGTGAGGAATCTTGGGAGATTGATAAACCTTGGGCTATTTCCCATGGCGATCGCCCTGGTCGGGCTAGGGTCAATTCCCATAGTGAAATAGATGCGACCTATACCCTGTATGCAGCCGGTGCAACTGGGTCGATTATGGGCAAACGGGCTGATCTAATCTTTTGTGATGACTTAATCAAGTCCGCCGAAGCGATCGCCTCCGCTGATGTCAGGGCAAAGATGTCCGATAACTTGAACGGTGTGGTTGAGCCGTGTTTGGTGCCGGGTGGCCGGTGGATTGATGTTGGGATGCTCGCGCGCCGTGGCGACATTCACCTTACCTATTTCACCCAGGCTAATGGGTTTCGGGTCCATACCACGTCTGCCATCCAGGTTGATGAGGATAATCAAGAGCGGAGTTATTGGGGCGATCGCCATCCCTTGGAGGCCTTGCAAGCTAAGCGTCTGCGTGCGCCTCGGATCTTTGCGCTCCAGTACCAGAACGAGGAACCGCAAGATGAAGATGCTGCGATCATTCTTGAAGATTGGGTTAAGTGGGGAACGCCCCCTGATAAGTTTGACGGGTTTTTATTGGCTTGTGACTTGGCCAGTACCGAGCGTGAAGCGAGTGATCCATCTGCCTTTGTGCTGTTTGGGAAGATTAAGGTCCCGCTCCAGTATTGGGTTTTGGAAGCTCACTTCTTCAAGGAATCGGGGAACCTGGGCAAATTCCGCGTGCTGTCCCAAGTCCGAGCCCGCATTGGTCCGTATCGCATTGTGTTTGAGTCGGGGGCTTATCAGAATTCCTTTGAGGGTGACTTGAGGGAGTACCGGCAGACTACAGATCGTTCATTGGCAGGCTGTCCTGTGATCGGCATTCCCAGCTCGAAGGACTTGCGTCAACGCCTAACGGCTGTCAGTGGTGCTGTGGAGAATGGTTTTGTGTTCTGGGCGATCGCTGGCTCGGGGGCTGAGGCTGTCCGTCACCAGGTCTGTAATGCCCATACTGATGACTTGGAGCATGACGATGGCGCTGCGGCTTTCGCGCTTGGGCTTGGCGCGCTGTTGGGTCGTGGCACGGGTGAGGTTTGGGGTGCCTAGCTAGCCTAGGTGATACCCTTGTATCAGGCCAGTAGGAAAGTTATGGACGCGATTAATCCCACGCTTGACCAGCTCCGCCGTATTGTCGATAGTGCGATCGCTCACACGCCGGGGGCTGAATCCCATGTGGTGCCCAATCACTTGTCTCAGATTGAGGATTTAATCTTGGGCCAGGGCGTTGATTTCATTCCAGAGATTGACCCCATGGGCGATCGCACGTCGTTTGTTCAGGGCTTCTTGAAGCAAACCCACTTCCTTCGGTATTTGTCCGACATTATCCGTAAGGTGATTTGTACGGGTGAGGTGCTTGTGTGGCTCCGCTATACCGCGTCTGGGTATCGGATTCGGTATTATTCCAAGCCTGAGTTCGTCCCCTTCTACACGCCGGAAACGGATGACCTGTATGGGGCGGTTGTCATCTCTCCCTATACCGCTACCGTCGGGGGGTTTGAGCAACGGCGCTGGCTGAAGTTGGTGATCTTAAGAGAGGGGACGTTTGTGCAGCATTGCGATATCCGGCCTACTGTTACCGGCATTGGCGATCGCGCTGACTGGACTCCCCTTGGTGCTTCGCTGTTGGTGGATGGGGCGATTGATTCCGAGCTTCAGGATGTTCAATTTGTCCCCAGTCCATTCAGTCAGCTTCCCCTGGTGGTGCTTCACAACAAGGCAACGGGACCAGGGCAGCGCTCTGCTGATGATTTCAGTGAGTTTGCCACCCAGATTGTCAGCCACGATCGCACCATGAGAGCCGTCGGCAAAAATGTTCGTAAGTTTTCCCGCAACACAATTTTCACTAACCTCAGCCGGTCCCAAATTATGAGGGGTGGGGAATCGGAGTCGGAGCGATCGCCTGGGCGTTATGGGGATTCTCCACTACGGGCGGCGGGTTATCGGTCTCCCTATGAGGCTATGCCGAGCGAGGATGATACCGAGGTCTTGGATGTTATCGGTGTGGATGGTCTGGCCGGTGAAAACTTCTTGACCCCGATTGAGTGGAATGCCATCTCGACTGACCAGCTCCAATACCTGGAACTGATTGAGGACAAGTTGCATTGGTCCATGGGCTCGGTGGCAAAGCGGTCGGGCGGTACTGCATTTGAGGTGCGGGCAAATCTGAGTTGGGGGGCAGCAACCGCCAATAAAAAGTCCCAATCTATTTTTGATGCGGGCTTGTGTCTGATCATCTCCATGGCGATCGCTCATCAAGAGGGTGTATATCTCCAGAGCGATGGTGCCTTGGGCCTCATCCCGGCTGGTGACCCTACGGTACTCTGGCGGCGTGTTGAGCTAATTCAGCCGTCTGCGCAGGATCAATTGCAGCTCTCTATCTTGGGTCGGAATCTGGAGGAGGAAGGGGTGGGCACTCGCGAGATCCTTCGCTTACTATTTCCCTCCAAAACGGATAAGGAAATCCAGGCCATGACGGGGGGCGCGGGGGGTGTTCCTTTTCGGAAACTTGAAAAATCCATGCCACAATTGGTGCAGTTGTATCAGACGGCAATGCAGTTACCCCCAGAATTGGGAGCTGAGCTTTTGCCCCTGGCGAATATCCTTGTAGCGAACCTTTTGGAGGCAATTAATTATGGGCGAGGACAATCCGACTCCGCAGGTCCAGATCCCGCCGTCTCAACCGGCCCAACAATTCCAGAATTATTTGCAGGCGCAATCGCCTCCGGCAATACCTCCGGTGGCAGCTCCTCCCTCCGAGGGTCGGGGTTGGACATCATGGGCGCAGGGCCTGTTGACCCAAGCATTCCTTCGCCCGGAAGCAACACAGGTAATCCCCTCGTCGCAGCCTTTGGCCGGATCACAGACTGGCAGCGATCGCCAATTGCCCGTGCCCTCGGACTCGTCACCCCCACCGGCTCCCGCTCCGGCAAGTCAAGAGGCGGTTCTTCGGGAACTGGGACTATCTGAGGCTGACCTAGCTCTTGTCAAGGCCTACCGCGAGCAGGGGGCTAGCCTTGCCGACGTTAACAATCAGCTACTACTACGCCAGTCCCTGCCGGTAGATTTGCAAACCCCAGAGGTTTTGGGGGCTTTTATGGGCGATCGCGATGCCATGGATGCGGTGCTAAACAACCCTGAGGCCTTGGCTGCTTTTGAGCGTGAGTATCGATCTGCGCTCCAGTCTCAGGCACCGCAGCCGTATTACGATCAGTCCGTTCCGCAGACTGGCTACTATGCGGGTCCATTGGGTGTGTCGCAGCCTGGTGATGTGATGGCCCTTCTTACCCAACCTGTTAACCCTGCCAATTCGCGGGCGGCTCTTAATCAGGGGGCAGACTTCTATCGTTCGCTAGCGCTTGCCGGTGGTGACTGGAGGCCGTAATGCTGCTTTGGACTAATGAGCCTGTGTTTTCGGGTCGAGGCGTTGCTCCTCCGGGGGCATTTGATACGATCACCCGCTCGGTGGAGCTGTTTTTGTGCTCATTTCGAGATCGTCGCTTGCATGAGCATGTGTGTGGTGATTGTGATATTGCGCTTCTGTCTGAGTGGCGGCAAAGCATGGATGGGGTAATTATCGAGCCTATGGCTCTTCGCCTGGTGGTTCCCCGCGACCCCGGTACCTATGATGTGATCCGTGAATGGTGGCACGTCTCCACCTCCCACGATTACCCTCACACCGGGTACACCCTTACTCGCAATTCGTTTTGTGGTTTCCAAGCCGCCCTTGAACCGGGCTTACCCAATACGCGGCGGTATGCCCTTCGGCATGTCCCTCAATTTGGTCCTGATGGCGCTGTTTCCGCTAGGCCTGTTGTTGATGCGATTGATATTTGGGCCACGGGCTATTCCGAGTTTATGAGTCGCGCCTATCAACGGCGTCTTACTCCCTTTGCGGTAACCGTTGATGACCTGCGCAAGCTGATCAAGGTGGCTCCAGTTGATCACTTTTTTAAGCATCAGCCCTTCTCTCTGGAGCCTGAATACAGTCTTGATGAATACCTCGTTCAAGGAGTTTCCCCGTGAATTTTTTCTATGGCATTCCGTTTGACGATTACTTCCGGTATCATCCACCCACGACTTCTGAGCGTAAGCGTAAGCATGATGCAGCTAATGCCTTATCCCGCTCTGCTTGCTTTAATGTTTGGGCTGCTATTGATGAGTCTGACATGGAGTCAGCCCTTGACGAAGTCCAGGATTTTGGACGGGCGATCTGCGGCCTGTTTGTCAATTCTTTGTGCTTGAAGTGGGCGGATATGTCGCTTGAGGCTTTGGTTGAGGCCACAGCGAATAGGGATAAAGAGGCTGTATTGCAGTTAGTTCAACAGATCCGCATGTTTGCAAACCAGGGCATCACCCTTGATTCGTTGCCGAAGGCTCCGACTCCTGCCTCCGATCCGTGTGATCCGTTGCATGTTGACACTCCTGACCCTGCTCCGACTCCGGCTCCGACTCCGGCTCCGGCTCCGTCTATTCAATATCAAGAATCGCCGGATGAGTTTGCGCGGTATCTGCAATCTCAAGTTAAGGCTGGTGTAACTTATCTAATGGTTGCGCTCCATCCTACCTTGGTGGAAACCACGTTTAATTTCACGATTCACCCCCATGAACAAGACGGGGATACGGCTGACTTTGTGGTTTCGTCTGCCTCTCCGGCGTTGATTCGACGGATTAATTAGCGGTTAATTAGCGGCTAGTGATCGCACCTGTGCGGGCAGTCCTTCCACGGGTGCAAATCGCTTGAATGTTATCAGTCGCTCGTATCTTGGGATTCCTGTTTCGTCTTTCCCAAGGCTCCGACTAAACCAGATTGCGGGCTCGAATTTGTTTGTTGCCGATCGGCGGGTGTATCGGTTTCCTCTCCAGGTTACCGCTGCTACACCGTCATTATCTATTTGTTCAATTACTGCCCCGATCGTGTCCCAATTGAAGTTAAGGAATCCGTCTAATCCTATTTGGTAATTTGGCACGGTGTTTCCCTCTACAGCAACTGCGATTCTTTCCAGTAATTGTGTTTGATAGGTGACTGCCTCTAACAGGGCTCGTAGTAGATCTTCCATTATTTTGCCTTGGTATTGTTGCTTCACCTTGGGGGCAATGGTTCACTTAGCGCAATTGCTCGGACTAGTGCCCCAGCCTTTTCCTTGCTCATCTTTCCCGCTTTGACATACCCCGTCCAGATGTAGTGTGCCCAGTGTTTTTGGGTGTCTTGGTCGCAGTGTGCTATTGCATCTGACCAGGTTGGCTCTGGCAGGTTGCGCAATTCGTTGTGTAGATTCCAGTACAGGCTATTTGCATCATGGGGCTCGTTTTCTTCGTGGCGCACGCCGCAGGTTTGGCACATTTCCTCGCCGGGTTTTAGGATTTTCCATCCAGTTGTCATTGCTGTCCTCGATCTAGGTCTAGGCCTAGGGTTAGTTGTTTGCTCGGGCTTAGGTAGCAGGCCCAACAGTCACAGAAGATTGGTGTTGGACCCTCGCCCCATACCGTTAATCTTCGTGAGTCTCCACATGATTGGCAGTACCAATCATTCTTCGACCTCCACGATCCGCCGACGTTTCCCATGATTCCCCAGGTTTTCGCTCCAGGGAAGTGATCGTTGAGCTTGAATCCGCTTTTAGGGAATAGCTTCTTTACTCGGTCTGGTCGTTTCACTTGGGCTCGCTCCTATTGATTGATTTCATCCTCTCGGTAGGTTCGCGTGCAGGGAAACTCTGGGTCGAATCCATCAAACTCTGCTACTCGCTCTGCGACTTCTGTTGTTTGAACATCGTAGGTCCAGTGAATCTCTGGCTCGCATGATGCGGCGATCCCGATGATCACCCCTGTCTGACCCTTGACCGTGACGATGGCTCCTATGTTGTATTGCGGTCCTGGTTCTGGAAGGCTCTTTGAAATAACAGCAGCACGCTCGCTGTTGACTGGCGTTGGTTTTGACTTGCGCATGTGCTGGCCTCCTTGCTTTGCTGCTTTAGTATTACATTGGATATCCCAGGACACATCAGTAGATTTACTGTAAATAAAAAGGTTTTTTAGTGATCGCTTTTAGAATTGCTCAACATTTATCGAAGCCCGCAGGGCGGGGGCGACAGTAAATTTTAGGGAAAAACAGTTAACCTCCAACTGGAGCCCCCAGTCCCTGCGGCATGAGCGGAGCGAATCTTAACACCGAATTGAGCTGATAACGCGTCGCTTGCCTTGCCCGTAGGCTGCTCAGCGAGTGATATAGTATTGGTTCGGGGCGGTTGTTTTCAGGCGGGCGATCGCTTCGTACCTTGCAACTGAGCAAAACCAGTATTTGGGCGGGGCGTATACTCCGCTCATTTTGTTTTACGGGTACAATTGCACTAGAAATGGAGCTGTTATGAACCCTGAAACTGAACCTGAAACCCCAAAGTTTCGGCCTACCCCGGTGATGACTTATCGGACTCAGCGGAATAATGCTCGCAACCCCAGTGGGAGTTGCAACGTGACTAGTATTGCCATGGCCCTGGACGCGTTTGGCTATGACCCTGAACGTGGCGATCGCCAGCTTGAGGATTATCTCTACGATGTTTGCATTGCCCGTAGGCTTAGCCGTCACGACCCCGACGACCTAAGGAAGCTTGTGGAATGGGCGGGCTATCAGGATGACCTGAACAAGAATGCTACCCTGGCCAATATCAGGACTGCTCTGGATGCCGGTGCCGTTTGCGTTGTCCATGGCTACTCAACTGGATTTGGGCACGTTTGGGTTATTTCTGGCTACCGTCCCTACGCCCCTGGTGGTTTTATCTGTCAGGATCCTTGGGGTGAGTGGCACCGCTGGGGTTATGACCATGCCGGTGGAGATAATGTCTGCTATAGCGATCGCATGGTTGCTGCTTGCTGCGGGGCCTGGAGCTATGGGCAGGCGATGGAGTTGTACGATGACCCTAATTTCCGGCCCTCGCTGGCGACTGGGATTTGGCTGCATGTAATTGGCCCTAGAGCCAAGGGGGTATAGATGGCGATTGGTTCCGGCAGTTCGCTTGTCGTTTACCTGGCGTCGATCATTGGCGTTCCGTTCGTGGTTCGCGATCGCCGCGTTGTTGCCGTGGCTTTGTGGGCGCAGTCTCAGAATGTGGCGCTAACCTATCTCCAGTTCCATGATGTTGCGACAGCGGCGGAGGTCACTGCAGGCCGGGTTCCCCAATACATTCTTCCCTTGTTGGTGGGGGGCGTTACTGTTTTGGATGGCCATCATGTAGGGCTTGAGGGTATCGCCTTCAATAATGGCTTGGTACTGGCGCTAAGCTCTACAGCGCTAACCTATACGTCTGTTGTTGCTGCGAGCGGGTCTTGGGTTCAGTTAATGGTGAAGTAATGAGCGGCGTCTTTGTTGTTCCTGGGCAAACGGCTTTTACAGATCAACCCACGGGGCTGGTTTTGAAAGCTGAGCGTGTTACTGGGCTGGCTATGTCTGCTGGTGTGTGGGCTCGCGTGCTGTGGGAAAATGCTGTAGGACAAACGTCTTGGCTTAGCGGTACGCTTTTGACGCTTCCGGCTGGTTTTGGCTACGAGATTTTGGCGACCGCCTTCTTTGCTAACCCTTCCTCTCTTTATTATGCGATTGAGCTTAATGGGGCTTTGGCTTCGGACTTTTTCCAGTTTACGGCCAACGATCTATCTAACTTTTTGTTTGTGCATGATATTGTTCCGGCAGGCTCTTACCATCTGTCTGCTTTTTCTCCTATTGCCAATACGCTTGGTCAGTCTTCACTTTACGCTTCCATTCGTTCGCGCTTGACTGTTCGACAGCTACGGCTTTAGCGTGTGGTTAATGGTGAGGTGGTATGAGCGGTATTTTTGGAGCTTCGAGCGCTATTGTGAGCGGATCGCCTACTGGGTTATCTGCACGGGGCCGCATTTCCACCCAGGCGATTGCTGTTGGTGGCTGGGGCGCTATGGCGTTGGGGACTTTTACGGGTCAGTCCTGGCTTTCTGCCGGTGGTGTCTTGACCCTGCCTGCTGGCTTCAGTTATTCCATTTTCGCAAGTCTGGAATACTCGGCGGCGGGTATTGCGTATGTGGGTGTCGGGATTGGGGGTACCGCTCCACCGAGCACCTTTCTTTTTTGGGATAAGTCCGTCACTGCGTCTTTTCAGGTTTACTATGAGGGCTGCGCTTCGGGAACTTATATTTTTGTGGGTTATGCCGATAGTGCTGTCAATGCTGCACCCTCAAGTATTTCGGCTGCAAACCTTTTTCTTGAGGTCAGGCAATTCAACCCATAGGCCCGTCTTGGCGATTGCCCATGATGTCTGCGAGCGATCGCCTTGCGTTATCGCTCCAGTATTCGTAGATGTCGCTCTGGTTGATTCGGCTGCCAGAGTGGGCTAGGAAATAGGGCTGTAGGCAGTGTGTAAGCTGGTGCTGGAGCCTCAGCATTAGAAGCCACGCGATTCCGTCTGCATCACGGCGATTCTTGAGAGGCAAGCCCTCACTAAATAGGCACTGAGTAGGCGTCCGACTTGTGCCCATAGGCCAAGCCTTAATGCGGTAGTAAGTAATCCAGTAGATGTGACTGAGCTGTGCTGCAGACTTTTCCACTGGACTAAGTGCGGGAACTTTGGAGCAGACCACTGAATAGTAAAATCCTGGCATTTGCCGTAGCGTGCCCTGACTTGAGTAGATCGCGCCCTTTGTCGGGCGCGATTGCCAGTGTGTCTTCCAGCCCTCATTTCGTTTCCTCTCCTGCGTTTGGTTCTGCTTTTTCATTGACCTTCTTTGACACAAGAGGGATGCTTTGAGAATTTAGGGCGAGCCCTGCACCACTGGCGATCGCGAGTAGTGATACGGCTGTAGATGCCATCCCTTCTGTGCTGCCTCGCACCTTTTCCCAATCCACAGAATTTGCTATTACGCCTAGGCCGAATCCAATTAGGATGGCTGCGCATAGCGGTTTGACCTTCTCAGACATGGCCGGTGCGGGTGAGTTAATTGTACTGCTTTATACTACTCCAGCGTTTATGTATCTATCCTGAGGTGTTTGTGATTTTTCGGTGAAAGCTGCTATATGTCCCTATTGACCGTTCCCTATTTTATTGGATATCTGTTATAGGATGAAGGGGATGAAGTGGGGTTTTGTAATATGCCGGTAAAGACGCGTCTTAGGAGTTTTGGGATTTGTCGTCTCCAGTCGATCGCGGCTGCGCTTGGCATTGATCCGCATTTGAGGTGGAAGGAGCTGGTCGAGGCGATCGCTGCCTTTCCTGACGACGAAGCCCAGGCTCGGTTGAGCCCAGAAGATTGGGCCGACATTTGCCCCAGGCCGAATCCGGGTCGTGAGCGTATAACGGCTCGTAGGGCACCCGATGGGGGTGGTAGTAAAAGTCATATCCAGGTTCTTCTCAGGATTTCTCCGGTTGATTATGACCGACTTAAGATGCTGGTGGATGACTCTGTGGGCGCAACCGCTGCCTATCATGCTCGCTGTGCAATGCGCGCTTACCTGGATCGCCATGTGCCGGTCCCCAAGAGAGTGCGTCGCACAAAAAAAGGGGCGATCGCCTCCTGATTGGATAGCGATCGCCCCCAGGGATTACCAGATCTGTTGCCTGAGCAGTTCTGTTGCTAGCTCTTCTGGGTCACTGTCTTCAGCTAGGTCTCCATAGGTCCACTGGCCTGAGTGGTTTGGGTCATATTGCGGATCTCCCCAATAGACGTGGAATTGGTAATCCAGGCACTGAATTCTAATGTCTACTACGGGCTCTTCTTCAAAGATTCCAAGCGTTTTGCAGGTACTTTGAATTTGAGCGATCGCGTCTGCACAGGCCCGGAATCCGCCCTTCCATTCATAGTGGTCTTCCAACTTGCGATAGTAGTTCTTGACCTCTGGATTTTCCTCAAAGTCTTTTGCTTTGGTCCGCAGTGGTCCGGGATTATAGTGCGGGTTTTGGCTTATGTATTTGTATTGCCATGAATTTTGACCGCAGGTGTAATCTACGCAATACCAGTAAAGTGCTATGAGCTTTTCTGTTGTGGTCATGGTCTTAATCTCCTGTTTGGTTAATGTCAGCGAGTGAGTGAGTGAGTGTGCGGATTTAAGGCATCGCACCCAGCCTGTAGCTTAGATTAAAGCCTCTATCATCTGGGCTTTATTCCACTTGGAGTAACCAGTAATTCCTCGTGAGTTCAGGTCTTGAATTAACTGCTTGCGTGTCTTTGATTCTAACGCTTTCCGGGTCTTATCTTCTTCTTCGATCACTTCATCCCACTGCAGAGTCATCGTATATTCTGGCATTTCTTCCAGTAGGTAACCTAGGTCTTCGCGCAATTCTTTCAGTGCCTCTTGGTATTCTTCATCAGAGATTTCTGGCATGGTTTCTTCCCGCGATTCCGTGACTGCTTGAACGGGCTCTGTGATTACTTCGGGCTCTTGAACTGTAGCGATTTGATTTTTCTTGGCGCAGCTCATGAATGTGTAGTGAATAAACATGAGTAACGGTAAAAAAGCAGCAACTTCGATTGCAACGTTCAGAACTGAGTTAAAGGTGGTAAACATGATTGCGAACTCCAGAAAAAAATAACAACACCGCCCACGCGGTCAACGTCTGGATTGTCACACCGAGCACTTCCGCCGTAGTCGGTCAACGCCAGGTCAACCCCGATGTTGCACACGGCACGGTCGCCCACTGTTAGCTTCA